GGTGGACTTAGGTTTCCCACATTTCTCCGGTGCTCGAATGTGAAGAAATTTGCAGTCGTCGCGAGTGCAATTGCCTTGTAGAAAATCGCGGCAATGCTTCTCCTTTGGATGCTCGTAGGCACACTTAGCACCGCGGGTGCAAGTACCTCCAAGCCAGTGCAGACAGACTTTTGGTTTTCTTGGACGTGGCTGTGGTCCCAATTGTTGTCCATCAACAATGACCGCGGTATCAAGATCACTGTGTGTGGGCACGACCCAGATAGGGGGTGGCAAGGTGTCGAGCGAGTCAGCTGCATAAAGCTGTTCCTGCCACGCTAGATAGTCATCGTAGGTGGCGGGGCTGTCCTGAAGGAACAACGCAACAGCAGCCTCGCGCTGCTCAGGTTCGATGGGGGGGTAAACGGGTCGATCCCATCGTCGCATGACCTCTTCTGAGGTCATCTGAACCCCCACAGGGAGATCAAGAGCAGCGGAATTCCATTCGGCTGTGAGCTTGCCGTTCGGAATCAAATGTAGCACCTTGGTTGCCCATTCACCTATCACTGGAGTATGTCCATCAGTGACAAAGATGGAAACCGCCTTTTGCCATGCGATCTGGGCACGAGGACGATTCTTATCACTTGTTGATGAATAGTGCAGCTTAGAAGCAGCCCTGAGAATGTCATGGTGAGATGCTGGGGAAGACCACGCATCGGGATAAATGCGGGCCAGGAAGCTAACGGTTTCGCCAGGTACACGAAGTCCGGCCTTGAATTTCAGTTCAAGGTCTTTCATCACTCTCTCTGCGATGCCTGGGAACGGATGGTAAGTGAGACCGTCGTCTCCGCCGTATAAACCGAGAGCATTCCAAGCTTCTTCATGAGAGAATCCCTGTTCTCGTAGGGCGCAGTAGTTGGAGAAAGCATTAACAAGGGAATTGCCAAGACTGGTTTCGGCGCTGCCTGAAGCGCGACCGGAGCCCTGTTGATATTTGATCCCGAAGTTGGTGGTGAAGTCACGGTCGTAACAAGCACCATAGGCCTCTTCGAGTTCAACAGCATAATCCTCGTGAACAAGGACCTCGAGAAACTCTTCCTCGCTCTCCCGAAGGAACTGGGAGATAGTACCGTCGAAGCGCGAGAAATCGGTCTCGGAAATGGTTCTGCTGCGGGAGACAACCTCATGGACCAGCTCAGCTGTCTCCACGGGACTGCGCCCGAAAGCATACCACCGAGTTCTGTCTCGTAGGGCCTTCGATACGGGCTGGACGAACCGCAACAGTCGAACAACTGCGGGTTTATCCATATTGGAAATGTTTCGCGGATCCTTAACGGATGGATATCCTTCCGACTTTTGGAAACTGCGACATTGGGAGGAACCATCCAATGGGCTGTCAAATGCACGGGAATAATCGCGCTGTTTGACGCCTGCAGCAGTCAGAATAACATCTTCTTCAGACCAAGGAATGATGTCGGCGCCCACGTGGTACTTAAGAAGATCCTTAAATTCCTCGCGGTAGCGATAATACTTTTCGTCAACTGCTTTGTCCGTAGCACGTACGCCTTCAATCCGGTTCTCAACACAGGTGATGTCATTGCTCTCGGATCGAGCAGGGACAAAAGTTCCGTCAACTATTGGGTTGCAGAAGACAGAACCAGCGACTGTCGAATCACTAAGATCAGCGTTTTCAACAACTGTGTCAAACGACCTCGGGGGCAAGCCGGGCGCGGATATCGCGACGTTGAGATCAGAACGGGGTTCAATGACCGTTAACAAGTGGCGCAAATGGTAGGCATTGGACTTTCCAGCAATACGCTCGATAACCGCTACAGAGCAGTTACGGCCTCTTGCTGCCGTATTAAGGTCATGGTAATCTGCCTCAGTCAACTGATAGCACATTGTTGTTCCACGAGCCCTAATGGAAGTGGTACCGCCGCGGGTAAGGACATCCACGGTGGTAGTGTCATTCTTAAACACCTGTGTTTGCACACGCTTGAGAGGGTCAATTGATTCCAGCATTTCAAGGAACGGGACATATTGTACGGAAACCTCACAGGCCGGGATGAGCGCGACAAGGCAACGATCTTCGTCATCACAACGTACTTGCTCGACGTTAAACAGAGTAGTACGGGTGGCATTCGATAAGACCAAAAGGTCACGATCCCAATCCCATAGTTTGTGTTGATAACGCGAGCCGCCACGCACAGCATAAGTGAACTGATCACCCTCAAGGCATGAGAAGTAATCATCTGTGTTGCGAGACACGACGCTGGGCATGAAAGTATACATCACGATCGGACAGTCAAAACCGGCCAAACCAGCCAGTTCCTTGTGTGACAGGTGCCAGTCGACATCCGTCATTTTGACTACTTGCGATGGTCCGCGTTCGTCACACTTATAGTCCTGAACGATATCCTTGACTGAGTAATAACACCTTGATCCAACAGCTTTTGCTTTGTTCTCGGATTGGGACATACTATGAGAGAACACAGTATAACCGAGGCTCTTAGCAAAGCCATCCACTGCACGATTGGCCTGATAACGCGCATCCGCTAACAGAGCATGTGGATTAGTACCAGCACGGTGTGCGCCGGATACTTTAATACCACGAAACTCTTTTCGTTGGTTGCGGGAATGCGGGTTAGCACGCTTCACACATGAAATGACCTTTGAAAGAGCGTGTCGGCGTTTGTCCTCCTCTAAAACGGAGATCCACCAATACGCGAACCAAACAGCAGGTTGAAACAAGATGCTGAACTCACATCCTGTACGGTTCCGTAAATATGATTGACATTGAAAGAGCTTCAGCGTCCAATCGAAAATGGCTGGGCAACAACATAGCATCAACCATTTAAAAGTCAGCCAGAGAGCGAGAAGGTGTAATAACAGAGAAACGAACTGCCAGGGCCAATAGGACGGCTGTTCCTCCGTTTGATATCCTTCTCCAGGTCCTCTGGGGGCGTCAGTCAGCAAGGGCAGACACTCCTCGAAAGACGGAAAAATGTCTGCAGGGGGAGACTGGAACACCCTGAGCACAAAATGCCACCATGGGAGCAGTGACATGTAAGTAGGTTCCAAATAAGGCCACACAAGCTCATAGATCACGAGAAAGGGGCCAAGGAGAGCAGTGGCTAGACGCGGAGAAACCCCCACACTAGTCAACAACATATAAACGAATTCTAAAACAATTAACATGGTTACTAACCAAACACGAAGACTACTAGTCTCAAATCACAAGCGAGCCCGGCG